GGCTGGGATCGCCGTGTTGCCGCGACCGATTCTCAGCCCGAGGAGGGTGGATCCTTCGACTCCTGGGAGTTTGATAGCTGGGAGGACGAGGCCCCGCACGAGCTCATCGCCGTCTTCGCGGAGTGGTTCGAGTCAAAGGGTGTCACCTGGGACGATGACGATGTGGCGATCCTGCCGCCCAACTTCCCCCAGCTTGCAGTCGAGGCTGTGGAGCAGGAGATCATGGAATACGAGGCCGAACTTGACCCAGAGGAGGAGTTCTTCTAGGATGCGGCCCCACCGCCCGTCAGCATTTCTTTTTGTGGTGACTGGTTTATGCCCGATGGGTGGTGGACCTCCAATTTGACTATCTCTCTAGGGGGGCTGACATCCGCAGGGTGTCAGCCCCCCGCCTATTTGCCTGTGGCCCCTGCCCGTTGGGTCTTGACTCGCCGCCCCTTGGCTGGTACGAATAAGGCATGACCTACACCGTGATCGCAGGCACCGACACTCTCAGCGCCACCCGTACCGTCCTGAATGGAGTTGCCACCCGCGTGGCGCCCTTAGAGTTCAGGGACACGCTCGACGCAACTAACCCCCCGGCTGCGAGCCAGCAGGGACTCGTGAAGACTCTGAACTTCACGGCCACGGATGTCATCCTGCCGGTGTGGGTCATCGATGACCGCGTCGCTCGGAATGTGGACCCGGTTCTTCAGCTCGATCTGGTGACCACAGCAGCCGAGGCCGCGAAGTTCGTTGGATTCGATGTGGCCTTGGTGGCATCCGATCCTGCGGCCAATACGGACCTGGCAGTCGCTACGGCCACGGTCAACGGCGCCGACCTGGCGGTGCCGACCACGGCTGGCAAGGCGTTTCGGTACACGCTAACGATCCCCAACGCGCACATCACCGCCACAACGGTCAAGTCCCTGGGCCTCCAGATCACGCGGGTCGCACCGGCTGGTGCCGACGCAACGACCATCGGGCTCTACGGCTTGTCGGTCTTGGTCGGGATTGACCGCTGATCGGCTGCCTTGAGGCCAGCATCTCGGATGAACGAAGACAGTGGTGCGCTACCGATGCCCCGTCCGAGCCGTTCGATGTCATCGAGGCTCAGGCGAACCTTGACGATGTGTTCCCGGCGTTGTCGGTCATTGGATCGGCCCCGCCGACCCCGCTTCTGGGTCCATTCCATTGCCTCCAGTCTTACCGCCTGGGTGCCCGCAGTCAACACCAGCGGTAGAAAAGTCCCCCTGAGCCGTGTAGCCTGAGAACCGATGCCTGCGCTATCAAGAAACCGCCAACTGATTCTGATGGAGGAGTTCGCCCCTGGCGTGGTCAGGGACGGCTTCCTGACGAACCCGGCGTATGCGGAGATGGTGCTGGTCGAGGCGTCGCTCACGCCGACAGTGACATACTTCGACAGCGAGCGGCTTCGGGAGTCCCTCACCCCGGCCAGGGGGACCGTGGAGCTTCGCGGAGTGGTGGTCGATGTGGTGACCGAACTAGTCGGCCCGAGCGCGGCCCAGGTCGCATACCCGCCGAAGTGGACCACATTGCTGCGCGGCAGCGGCTTCCACGAAGAGCCGATCTTCCAGCACAAGGTCACGGCTGCGGGGATCCTCGACGCGGCGGGAGCGGCGGGAGGTGTGCTGCGCCACGATGAGCTGATCGTGTCTGGGTCTTACCGTCACCGCGTCATGGGCACTGCCTTCGATGGCGACGAGTACGTCTACACCACCAGGGAGATCGCCAACTTGCCCAGCACGACGAACCTGGTCGGAGCGTCAACGGGTGCCCAGTTCCAGATCCAGACCACTGGCTCCCGTGGTTATGGCTTCGCGTACTTCCCCGTTTCGCTGCCAATCCAGAAGAGCCATGTGGTCGTTGGCGGTGGCGCACCCGCCGACTTCGGCGCGATGGCCGTGGGCGACCTGGTGGAGTTCAGGGATCCATCGACTGGAGCGAACCATTGCCGTGGCGTGTTCGTTGAGCCCGTGCCTCCAACTGGTTCGAGTGCCAACGCGCTGCTGTTCCGCTTGGTGCGCGGCAATGCAGAGTACGACGATCAGGTCTGGTACTGGTCGAAGACCACCGAGACATGGGTGGACACGGGCCGCGCAGTCGAGCCTAGCGGGTCCACGGTTCCCACGCAGTACATGCCCGTGTCACCGATGTACTACTCTGAGAGCGACACCCTTGCGGGCTCGTTCTTCCTGGGCGGCAACATCGTGACAGGCAAGGCGATGCGTGGAAACTTCTCGATCTCTGCCGAGGTCAACAGGTCGGTGATGCTCAAATGGTCGGGCCGTGGCCTTCTGGACGATGCGCCCGCGTCAGCGAACGGCGGGATCGGCTCTTGGCCTGCACCGATAGGCATACCGTACAACGAGCGCGAGCCTGTGAGGTTTGCGGGATCGACCGTCAAGGTTGCGCGTGTGGGCGCGGCCCACGCTAGTGAGGCTCTCGTGTCCCTCTGCGTGAAGTCCCTGGACTTCGACATGGGCAACACCGTGTCCCCGCGTCGATGTGCCAGCGAGCCCGAGGGGGTTCTGGAGATGTGGCTCACCAGCCGGGTGCCTGAGCTGACGCTCGTGCTTGAGGCGAACTTGGAGGCCGACATCCCGTGGCTTGGATCGCTGACCGCAGGAACGGACCTGCGCCTTGAGTGGCTGGTAGGATCAGGAGACTACGACTCGTTCCGCTTCACCTGGCCCGCCCTCACCGTGGCGAGTGTCGAGCGCAACGCCGATGAGGGGCTTGCCCTGCGGTCGATCACCCTCAGGGCCACGGGTGGCGACCTGTACAACCTGGACGGCACTGCCCCGGTCCTCCCACGAACTGGCGGCGACAACGAGTTTGTGATCCACTACCGGGGGCTTGCCTCGGCCTGGTTCTGATCTGCCCGCCTCTCGGGGCGCTTCCATCGCAAGTTGTGGCCCTTCCAACCGCAGGGATCGCACCTAGACTGTCCCCAGATTGACAAAGGCCCGTCAAGACTCGACCTGGAACCGACCGACCCGCGCCAAGTCCCTGGCTAGTGGGGTGGGTATGCGTGTCCGTTCTGTCGCCGGGACCGATGGGCTAACCCTCCCCGACCCGCAGATGTTCAGCGGCGGCGGGCGGTTCTTCAATGCCGACGGCACCTCGAGCGGTGGCACCTACCCCGGCGTCTCCATCCGCAGCGAGGGTTTCAGCCCTCCCAAGGTGATGAGCCTCAGCACCTCCCTGGATCAGCGGGAGAACTCCGAGCGGCCCTACGAAGAGAATGTCTGGGTCCGAGCGGGTGTCAAGGCTATCGCCTCTGGATTCCAGCGGATGCCCCTTCGCTTCTTTGACGGCGCCCCGACGCTATCGACGAGCCGCGAGATCGAGAACCACCCGGTCCTCCGTCTGCTGTCGCATCCGAACATGCACATGACCGGGCGTGAGATGTGGCAAGCCCACGCCACCAATTTCAAGCTGGACGGCGAGAGCTTCTGGTTCCTGGCGAACGCCGACGGGTCGCCCGTCCGTGTTGATGAGACCACCGACCGCATCCTTGAGATGCCTGCTCAGATCATCCCCGTGCGCGGCGAGCTCGTCGAGCATAAGACAGGCCCGAGTGGCTGGCCCGTGTCCTACCGCTACGCGGTCAAGAATGGGGGCGAATCCCTGATCTGGCCGAGGGCCGCCGTCATCCAGTTCAAGGACTACGACCCATACAACCTTGTAAGGGGTCTGGGAGACGTCCGTGGCGTCATGCGCGAGGTGGACCTGTACTTCCAGGCATTTCGGTATATGGACGGTGCGGTGCGTAACAACGGCGATCCTGGGGGCTTCCTGATCTTCGAGGAGAAGCTCCATGTTGACGAGCTGGAGCGCAGACAGGCCGCTGCCGAGGACGAATGGGGCAACAGTGATAATGCCCGACGTATCAAGGTTCTCGACCGAGGGGCAAAGTTCTTCCCGAATGCGACCAAGCCGAGCGATATGGCATACCGCGACCTGAGCGAATGGTTGCGTGATTCAATCCTCGCAGCGATTGGAGTCCCGCCCCCCGTGGTGGGTGTCTACGACTCCGCCACATACAACAACATCGAGACGGCCCACCGCGAGATGTGGACGGGTCCGAACGGCATCCTGGCCCTGGCAGACCTAACTGCGGATGTGATCCGTGGGCGCCTTCTCCCGAGGCTTGAGGGCCTTATGCCTGGGGCGTCGGAACTCGTCCCCTCGTTTGACTCGTCTGGCATCGAGGCCCTGCGTGATGACATCTCCGAGAAGCTGAAGCTGGCGACCGACATCGCTCGCACGGGTTCCGGGGTGTCGGCCAACGAGATGCTGGAGCGCCTGGGCCTCAAGGTGGACCCCTTCGAGCAGGGAGACAGGAAGTACATCGGCGCACAGTTGACCGAACTGCGGGACGAAGAGCCGGACCAATCGTCCGCGTTGTCCACCGACTCGCTGAACGGCGCCCAGGTGGCCCAGCTCAAGGAGCTCGTCCTGGCCGTGGGCTTTGGCGAGTTGCCGAAGTCAGCCGCCGAGCAGATCATCGTGGCCTCGTTCCCGCTGGACCTAGGCCGAGCGAAGGCAATCCTGGCCGCCGTGGTCGAGGGCTCCAACGAGCGTGTCCCCACGGGGAGACCACCCGCCCTTCCGAAGGACGAGCCGGACAAGGAGAACCAAACGGCGGCATCCGTCACCCGAGCATTCTCCCGCGTGATCTCCGTCGAGGCCGACGCCATGCAGGCGGCGCTTGTTCGCTGGTTCGGTCAATACGAGAAGGCTCAGATCGCAAAATGGCGCGAAATATCGAGCAAGGGGCGGTCGGCAGAGTCCGAGGCTTCCCGTGACATCTACGACGAGGTCTTTGACCCCACCGGCCTGACCGACATCGAGTTCGAGGCTTTGCTGCTGGAGCGTTCCGAGTGGGCCGCGAGTCTTAGCTCCGCTGTCCGCGTATCTCTCCGTGGCGTATGGGCTGCCGCGCTCGAAGACGCTGGCGACTTGATCGGGGGCAACCTCCCCGCAGGCGCCGCGTTGAAGATCGTCACCGACCCGAGTGTGGTCGAGGCAATGTCGCGCCAGGTCCATCGTCTATCCGAGGGAGTGACGAGTCGCCTTGCCAACCGCGTCAAGCAGACGATGGTTGAGGCCCTGGCGAACTCCACGGGTGCAGGACCGTTGCGCGAACTGATCCGCGCCCAACTCCCTGCATTGACCGACGAACTCCAGAGCGTCTTCGGGACGAAGGACGCTCGTGCGGCGACCATCGTGGAGACGGAGCTAGGCATCGCTGAGAACACCGCCACCTACGAACAGTACAAGTCTTCCCGTGTCAAAGAGATCATGTGGCGCTCCGCAGAGGACGATGCCGTCCGTCACTCCCACGCGGAGCTGAACGGGTCGGTCATTGTCATGGGTGCCGTGTTTGCTAACGGTCTGCGGTATCCGCAAGATCCCACTGGCCGCGCCGAAGAAATCATCAACTGCCGCTGTGTGACGCTCCCCGTCGCCTACCTCCAACCAGACGAAGAATGAGCAAGTTCCAAGACATCTCCAAGCGCCTCGCCAGCCCCGACCTGACCATCGACGAGTTGCGCGGCAGCGGTGTAACCCCCGATGACCTCCGCAAGCTCCGCATGGACGAGGGCGCGTTCGTGGCCCGTGCCGGGGGCGACAAGCCCAAGGCTAAGGCCGACCGCACCTTCACCTACATCATGTCAACGGACAACCCGGTTGGGTTTTTCAGGGATGTAGTGCGGGTGTCAGGGTGGGATCTCGATGACTTCAAGAAACGTCAGCAGCCTTTCCTGTTCGGGCACAACGCCAGCGAGGACCGCCTGCCCCTTGGGCGTATGAGTGGCCTCAAGAAGGGCCGCGCAGTGAAGGGTGCCCTGAGTGGCGATGCAGAGTTCACTCCCGAAGGTGTCAACCCGTTCAACGACATCGCGCACGACATGGTGCAGGCGGGCTTCATGCCAGGTGGAAGTGTTGGTTTCAACGTGGTCGAGGCCCGCAAGCCGACCGCCGCCGAGACGAAGTCGATCCCCACGCTCAACGAGTTCAGCTCGATCATCACGCGGGCGCAACTCGTGGAGTTTTCAGCCGTGCCCGTCGGCATGGACCCCGACGCGGTGAAGATCCGCACTGCAACCGATACCGGGATGGACGCGCACCTGCGCCAGTCCATCGAGGAGGGCCGCTACGACCGTGATCTGGTCGCCGCCTTCCGCTATGACTTCCTCGGCGTAGAGCCCGAGTCCACTAGGACTCAGGTTGTTGTTGAGGTGGACCTTGAGGACGAGCCCGCCGATGAGATGAAACTACTAACTTCCGAGCCAGTAGCGATTTCAGTGGAAGGGGATCTAGAGGAATCGACGGACTCGCCCTCACTTACCGACGATATGACTGAGCGCATGGAAGCCATGCAAGCTCGCATCGACGAACTGTCCGAGCGCACCGCTGCGCTCACCGAGCAACTCAGGAGCCTGTCGGCTTCTGATTCACACGATGACGAAGGATCGGGCGAGAGCCCCGAGCCCGACCTCTTCGATCTTTACCTTGCCGCGTATGGCGACTAAGCCAATCGCATATCTACCAATTACCAAGATGACTGACACCAATAACGAAAAGCGGGCCGAGTTCGAGGAGAACCTCACGGGTGCCCTCACCGAAGCCGTCCGCGTAGGACTGACTTCCGTTGACGAGGCGCAGACCGCCATGAACGAGCGTATGGCCCAGCTAGAGACTCGTCTCGACGCTGCCCAGAAACCGACTCACGACCTCCCCGGAGCCTCCAGCTCCCAGGACGGCGAAGAGTACAGCCTGGGACGTGTGTTCCGTGCGCTGGGCAAAGGAGCCCACAACTTCGAGCGTGAGGCCCCGATGGAATGGGCCATGTCCGAAGAGATCCGCGACATGGGCACCACGCCTGATACCGCTGGTGGCTTCCTTGTGCCGACCCAGGTCTTCGACCAGGAGATCATCCCCTTGCTTCGCCCTCGCGTGATCGCGATGGAGCTTGGCGTTCAGGAGTTGCAGGCGACTGGTTCTCCTGTCGAGATCCCGAGCGAGAAGTCTGGTCCCGCAGTGGATGCCGTTGCCGAGAACGCAGCGAACACCGCCACGGACCTGAGCTTCGGTTCCTTGATCGCTACGCCCCACACGGCGCAGTCTTACATCAAGGCCAGCCGTCGATTCCTGAGCATGGGTGCTGGAGCCGAGAGCTTCATCCGTAACCGCATGGCCGAGGAGATTGCCTTGACCATGAACAAATGGATCCTGAAGGGCACAGGTGCCGCAGGCGAGCCTACTGGCATCCTGAACACTACGGGCCTTGCTGTTAACGATGCGTCGGGTGGAACTGGCTGGGTGACTACGCCGAACGTCCTCACCACCTCGTACATCGACCTCCTGAAGATGGAGGAGGCCCTGGCCGATGCCGACGCGCTTGAGGGCGCAGGCGCTCTTGGTTGGGCGTTCCCGCCCATCGTGAAGCGGGCTCTGCGGCAGATTGCTACGGCTAATGCAACGACCGATATCAACATGGCCCCCAGCGTGTTCTCTGCTGGCGCAGAGACTCAGGTTCTCGGTCACAACTACCGCACCTCGACTCAACTCAGTGCCGTTGCGGCCTCGACCGAAGTCCTCTTCGGTAACTGGGAGAAGGCGATGCTGGTCCAATGGGGCAACCTGTCGGTCGAAGCATCCAACACCGCTGATGATGCAATGAGCAAGCGCCAGACGCACATCGTTGCGTACATGGACATGGACGTGATCGTTACTCAGCCGAGTGCCTTCACCGCAATTACCGACCTCAACCTCACCGGCATCTGATCTCAGGAGAATATTATTATGGATGGATTTTCAAGTAGCAAATTTACGCAGGCCCTCGCGCCCGGTACCTATGCGGTGGGAGCCGCAGGCCCTGGCACTATTATCGACTGCATCGGCTTCACCCACGCGGTGTTCCTTCTCGACGTGGGTGTCTCAGGTGGCACCTACACATTCCAGATCGAAGAGGATGACATTATCGGCCACGGATCGCCTGCCGATGTGGCTGGTGCAACGATTGCAGTGACAGCGGATAGTGATAACACTACATCCGTAGTCACTTGTGACCTGAAGAAGCGCCAGCGATTCTTGCGGGTCAAGGATAACAACGTTGCGGCGGGTACCATCGGTATGTCGGTCGTATGCGTGTTGACTAACGCGGCCAACTCGATCAAGCTCGCCACGGTTCCGACCGTCTCGGTCTGAGCCTGAACTGATTGTCTAGTGGGCGGCGGCATAGATCGTCGCCCACCGGGCTACCCTTACCAAACCAAAAGACAGACCGAACAATGCGAACCACTCACTTCTATCAGATCAAAGCGGGCTACTGCCTGCATATACCTGGGGTCCAAGATCCCAACTCGAAGGTCTGGGGCAAGCCCGGATGGTTCGTGGACCTGAGCGACCCGTCCATGATGGCGTTCGCTGAGGGCCAGATGCAGAAGCTCGTCAAAGTCGAGAGCTTCCCCTCTGGCAGCCAGGTGGCCGTGCAGCCCCGCATCCTCGCCAACCGCATCAAGGAAGCGGAACGGGCAGCGAGTGGCGAGATCCCGAAGACCAAGGTTGAGCTAGATGTCGAGGCCAGCGGTATCGACATTGACGCGCTCCCCCCTATCACCCGCAAGAAGCGTCCGGCCAAGAGGGCCCCCACCAAGTCGGCACCCGCCGCAGGAGAATCGAACAATGGTTAGGCACGATAGAATCGGAGACGCGAGGGCGGTCCTCGCCAAGAGCGTGGGGGTGGGTATCGGACGGGTGGCTGTCTACTCTTCGACAGTTACGGCTGGCGATCACGAGTACCTGACACTCGTAACCCAGAACTATACCAGCAGCACCTCCCCGAGAGACTTCACCGTGGTGCTTGAGGATAGCGCCGACAACTCCACATGGGCCTCGATCCCTGGTGCATCGTTCACGCGCTCCACCACGGCGGTCTCTCACGGCGAGGATCTGATTATTCTCGACCGCCGCAAGGCTCGTCGTTATGTACGCGCAAGTTTCACAACATCGGGCACGGGACTGCAACATTCCGTGGCAGCCGTCTGGCTCCTCGAAGGAGACAAGAACCAAAACCTTATAACCCGAGCCAATGTCCTGGTGGTCTGATCGCATGAGCAAATACCAAAACAGAATGGAATCATCTTCCACGAAGGACGAGCGCATCGTGACAGTGCGGCGTGGATTCAACCTTCAGCATGACGGGGGCACCTACAGCTACGGCTACCTGACCACGCCCGAGTCGCCCGAGTACCTGTCGAACAAGTCGGCGTGGATCCTTGCGCCTGCTGAACTGATCGAGCGGGGCGCCACCGCTCCTGCGCCTGCCTTACCCGAGCCCGCCGTTGACGAGTGGGTCGCCCCCGCCGTTGAAGAGGGGGACGGCGGGGAGGCAGACGAGGACTAGGTATGCCTGCGCTCGAAGGTACAAAGCTCGTGAGTGTGAACCTGACCGATCTGGCTCAGGTCAAGGCGAGTATAGATACCTCCTACGATGACACCACCCAGGATGCCCATATCGGCACCGTCATCACGGCGGTGTCTGATCGGATCACGCAGTACCTGGGGTTCCACACCCTTAGCGCAACCCGCACCGAGACCTACGAGGGCCGACGCTTCGAGCGCGTAGTGACCCTGGATGGGAAGCCTGTCACGGCATTCACATCGCTGAAGTACCACTCCGAGTCCGACTTCACTGGTGTGCTGGCTGAGGCCACTACCTCCTACACGGTCCACAAGCGGAGCGGCTGGATCCGTCTGGACTTCGCACCGATCTACAAGAACAACTATTTCCAGGTGGAATACACCGGCGGGCTCGGCGTGGATGCCACCGCCGTTATATCCGGCTACCCCGAGATCAGTCTCGCTGCCACGATGCAGTGCAAGTATTACCTCCAGCGGCGTGACAGCATGGGCGGCAACATCACCACCGGTGCCGGGTCCACATCCTTCGAGTCGGAGTACACCTTGCAGAAGGAGGTCCGAATGATCCTTGACCAATATGCGAGGCGTTGATGGGCTATTTCCACACACGCTTCCGCGCCAAGAAGGTCCAGGCCGCCCTCGCAAAGTCCCCGCTGGTTTTCAGTCAGTTGATGGAGACTGCGCTCAACGAACACGGTGCTGAGTTCAAGAAGGACATGGTTGACCGTATCAGTGCCAAGTGGGGCACGGGTAATCCCGGCGGCCACCTCTCGGTGCGGAGCGGCAAGCTCCGTAGGTCGCTGCGTGGGCCTTATACGGCGAAGCGCAAGGGCTACGAAATCACGTCGCTGCGTATGAGAATGCGTATCGGCGGCGGGCCGGTCGGAAAGTACATCTACATGCAGGAGTACGGGGGTGTCATCAAGCCCAAGAACGGGAAGTATCTTACTCTCCCCTTGCCCGACAACCTGACCGCTGCTGCGCGGCCCCGTTACACATCCGCGAAAAAGCTGATGCTCGCGGGTCGGACCTACCTAAAAGTCAAACCCGTGGGCGGGGGATTGCGAGGGCTGATAAATCGCCGCGCCGCCAGCAAGGGGAAGCGCAACCTCGACGGTGCTGTCGTAACGCTCAAGCGCAAGAACAAGGCCCTGGAGAAGGATCTCTGGGTGCTACGCCGCAGCGTGAAGGTTCCCGCCAGGTTGGAGTTCCACCGCACCTGGAACCAGCGCAAGCGGCGCCGTAACCTGACCAGGCGTCTCGACGGTGCCATTGACAAGGCAGTAGCTCATATCCTGGGAGGTGCCTAGTGGCTAACTACGAGGCTCCCATCCAGTTCGCTCCGCGCTGCCTGCCCACTGGCATGGCCGTGGTCGAGTCGCTCGCGTCCTACGCGGGCACCACATCCGAGGGCGGGTTCTCCGGCGGTCGGGCGATCTACTCGCGCACCGTCAACGGATACACCTATACGCTGCCCAACGCGAGCCAGGGCGAGTACGCCGAGATGATGCACCTCTGGGCGCGGTCGGTCGGTGGATCCCGTGCCATGATCTTCAAGCCGCCTGGAACCCGGAAGCCCGAGCGCGTCCGCTTCCGCAACATGACATCCACCTCGACAGGTCCAGGACTCTACACGCTCAATGTCGAGCTGGAGGGGATGCTCTAGTGCCCGTCTACCCCACAGGCACACCCGTCAAGCAACAGGTGCTGAACCAGTTGCGTGACAACTTGGGGGCTATTGCCAAGCCCGCATACAAGCACGATGTTCGCCGTTCCGAAGTCTTCGGCGGCCAGGAGATCCAGCTTGGCCGTGCGCTTCCCGCGACCATCGTGGTCCCTGACTCCGACTCGGTTAGCCAATACCTGAGTTGCCAGCGCATCGAGTCGATCATGGAGGTCACGGTGTACGCCGCCGTCCGTGTGGTCCCCGGCTCCGCGCTATGGCGCGAGTCTATAGAATTCCTCCTTGCCGATATCCGCAAGGCGGTAAACGCCGATATGCAACTTAGCGGCAAGGCTACCTACGTTGACTTGGTCGATGAGGATTTGCCAGAGTTGGTAGATAGCAATGTAGCCGTTGGACAGGTCCACCTCAGCGTGGCCTACCGACACGATTTCGACAACCCGAACCAGTAACAAGAGAAAACAAACATGCCCTTACTTTCAAAACGCCGTCAA